CCCGTGAGGGACCCTGCCGGTGCTGAAAGCGCCGGATTACGATCTACGTTTTCCCAACGTATATTCGTCATCTCCACTGTTAGCGGAGAAATCCGTTAACTCTACCTGCAAGGGAGCTACAATGGTTGCAATGACTCGTAAACGGGACTTGACCTTTCGGTCAAGCTCCGGGCTGCAGACGCAGACATCTCTTCCTTCGGGAAGTAAGACGTTTACGCCTCAGCCGTTGAGCATTGTTGGGAAACAGGAGACTGTTTCCGAAACTAATGTTGGGTGGCTTTTAGCTGAGCGCCTTCGTGATGATAAGGATTATCTTCCTTACATCTCGAAGGAACAACGCTTGCACCTTCAACATTTTGATTGGGGAAGTAACTTCACCACGAAACGAAACTTTTACAAAGAGAATGGTAAGGAGTCGAAAGACCCCACATTCTACTATGTAAGAGATGTTCCGGGTGGAGCTACGGACTTTGAGTATCTCGGGCCTTTATCGGCTCGATCTAACTCTGTAAGTCCTATATCTACTTTATGGCCGGTGCTTTCATATCCCGACGAGGCTTTAATAACCACGTTGGGTGCAACGGCTATAGCTAGATGTATTCCTACCAATCCTGTAAGTGACGTTATGGTATTTCTTGGTGAACTTAAAAATGATGGTTTACCACACATCATTGGTTCCTCCGCGTTTCGGGATCGAGCACTCAAATTCAAGAATCTTGGAGATGAGTATCTCAATGTCGAATTCGGTTGGAAACCGTTCATCAGTGATATCAAGAAGTTCGCATATGCTAGCCATAATAGCGAAGCTATTATAAAGCAGTATATTCGAGACTCCGGACATGGCGTCCGGCGCACTTACAAGTTTCCCACTGTCACCACTACGGAAGTAACTGACTTGACTCCGGGTTTACCGGCTCCAAGTTTAGTTACTAGTTATTACCGGAATGGTGCCACGTTAATGCCACGCCAAAAGACCAGGGTAACTACCGTGGACTATTGGTTCTCAGGTTGCTTTACGTATCATCTTCATCTTGGCTCTTCGAGCGAAGAAAAGATGGCGTTACATGCACAGCTAGCCAGAAAGCTAGCTGGCCTCGAGCTTACGCCCGAGGTACTCTGGGAATTGGCACCGTGGAGCTGGGCCGTCGACTGGGCTGTGAATATGGGAGATATTCTCCATAATTTCGCAGCCTTTGCACAAGATGGTCTTGTCATGAAGTATGGGTATATGATGGCACATAGTGTCATCGAAGATACCTATACGATCGGTGAAACGGCTTATCAAAACCGTTCCATCGGTCCCTTGAGTCAAACCTTTGGTACAGATATAAAGGTTAGACGCAAGGCGACACCCTTCGGGTTTGGCCTGAGCTCTGGTGGGTTTTCTACCCGCCAGTGGGCCATTCTCGCTGCTCTGGGTTTATCCAGAAGCGGGAGACAACTATGAAAACTGACATTCTGTTGGTTATCACAGTTGGTCTGATGTTATTAGAGAACGTAGTTATTATGTTCTTTATGTACATCAGATTGCTCAGAACCGATCGGTCGACATCCAGTCACCGATCTAACCTGAAAGAGTAATGCCATGGCTTATGCCGATCCACAATCCGTTACTATCAATGCGGTTGCTAACTCTCTTCCGAGAGTTAGCAGCGGCGTTAACACCGGCTCCTTTTCGAAGGACGATGGGAACGTCAAGCTGTCAGTCGCGCACTCTTATGGAAAGAGGACGCGTCGGACAGTTCGCCTTGAGCACCGGAAGATCGCTGCAGATCCACTGATTTCCGCGCAGAATATCGCCTACTCGATGACTTGTTATCTTGTATGCGATATCCCTACGACTGGTTATACAGTGGCTGAAGCGAAGCAGATCGTAGATGGACTAACACTCTATCTCACTGCAACCTCTGGTGCCCGTGTCACCCAACTTCTGGGTGGTGAGAACTAGGATTGGCTGAAGATATTTCAGTTAGGCCGTGAAGACGGCTTTCGGTGTAACTTATGGCTATGGATGTAGTACCTACCATATTAATGGAAGGATTACATGAAAAGCCTTATGTTACTCTTGCAGGAGGTCCTCATTGAATTGGGGACCTGGTGTCGCACAAGCACCGCTGCTGACTTCAAAAAAGCCAGCAGTCGTGTCGAATGTGAGGGGTTATCGTTTCTTACGATAACTCTCCCCGCGTTTGCTTCAGACTTCGAAAAAAGCCTGGACATTCAGCGGGTGGATCCCGACGCCTTTCTTGGTTTCAAGAGAAAGGGCGGTCTCCCCCTATTTTTAGGGGGTTTCCTGGATCTTATATTCGACCGTGGAACGGGTCTATTGCTCAATGACCCGTCTATCGACGCAATCTTTAGCATACGGCAAACCTGTCGTATGTTTCAGAAACTTGCGATGCCTTGCAGCGATGCAAGGAATCGTAAGGCGATAGATGGGTACATTGAGGGTGAGAAGCGCATACGAAGAAATGATGCCGTCTTAACTGAATCCGAGAAAATCGAATTCGTTCAGATGTCATCTCTGCTATGGCACGATGTACTTAAAACCATCGATCGTAAGATCGAGGGGGTTCACTCATTTCAATTGAGTGACCAGTACCCGTTGCCAAAGCACGGGCCCGGTACCACCGCTGATGGACTCCTTGGAAACAAGAAGTTCAATCAGGTAGAGTGGACCGAGCGTTTGGAATATATCTTCCCTATGGGGGAGTATATCATTCCAAACTGGAGATACCGAAAGGATCTCGACCGCGTCACTGCGCTCGAACCTGGCCAAGAAAGACCTGTTGAGGTCCTTCTTGTGCCTAAAACGCTGAAGACACCACGTATTATAGCTAGAGAGCCCACATGTATGCAATATACACAGCAGGCTCTCTTAGCTATGATTACGGACGGAATTGCCCATAGTGACAACATGGATAATTTCGTTGGGTTTATCGACCAAGAACCAAACCAGGTCCTTGCTCGTGAGGGATCCAGAGATGGATCTCTCGCTACGCTTGATTTAAGCGAAGCATCCGACAGTGTCTCCAATCAGCTCGTACGACTAATGATGACTCGCTATCCCCACCTTGCGGAGGGGATCGATGCTTGTCGTAGTCGGAAGGCTGATGTACCTGGTCATGGCGTTAAACGCCTGGCCAAGTTCGCGTCTATGGGTTCAGCCCTTACGTTTCCCGTGGAGGCCATGGTATTTGCTACCTTGGTCTTCTTAGGGATACAAGATGGGCTCAATAGACCCCTGACCTATAAGGATATTAAATCCTTTAAGGGCCAGGTGCGGATCTACGGTGATGACATAGTCATTCCCGTGGGTTTCGTGCGTCCCGTTGTTGCTCGACTTGAAACTTTTGGGTTTCTAGTCAATAGCAGCAAGTCTTTCTGGACTGGTAAGTTCAGAGAGTCTTGTGGTAAGGAGTATTTTGCCGCTAACGATGTTTCTATCGTTAGAGTTCGGCAAATGCTTCCTGCGCAACGGGGGTGCGTTCAGGAGATTACGTCGTCTGTGTCACTACGCAATCAGTTTTATATGATTGGTATGTGGCGCACGGCGTATTGGTTAGACAATTGGTTTGAGAATCGGAAGATTCCTCTGCCTTATGTCTTACCTTCTTCTCCTATCTATGGTAGAGTGAGTGCTCTCGGCTATATCGCTGAGAGAATTCACCCCGGCCTCCATATCCCCCTTGTCAGGGGCTATGTGGATGCCTCCGTTATCCCTAAGTCAAAACTTGGGGAGTCGGGTGCCATGGTGAAGTGCTTCTTGAAGCAAGGGGATGAACCCTTTGAAGACAGAAGACACTTAGAACGCGCTGGGCGTCCTAATTCCGCCGACATCAAGATTAGGATGGCATCTGCGATTTAAATGTCGCAGGTGGCTGCTTCCCTAAAAAGAGCAGCGTGAGGAGAGTTCTAGTCTCCTTTGGAGAGTTCATAGTTGGTTTGGTACTTCCTG